TATAGGTACACCCTAAACTCTTTAAATCTACAAGGACCCAACCCTCTTCAGAAATACCTGACAAACAATGTTCCCCCTCTTCACGTCACTCCTCAACCAATTTATCGGTCAAGTTTACTCATCTTACTACAACAATCGGTTCTCCATTAACTACCGTTTCCTGTACAAGACCTCACCGCTCACGACTCCTCATCGCGATGCTACACACTATGCCGAATACCAACAATACGTTGAGACTACCTTACGACGCAACCTCCTAGGATATGAAGCTGACCATATTATTAATGGTTATCATCATCCAATAGCGACGCTCGACTCCGAAACAGCCACCTTTATTAAAGGTGACCTTCCTGATCATGTTGTCCCTCGCGATGAATCATATCTCGCTGCCCTTGCCGAAACCACTCGACGCTTTGCTCCTCCTGAGTTAATTCGTCCTGTTCATTTCGCCGACCTCCGATTTTACAATTGGAACTGGCACCCTAACGTCGAAGAACCCTTCCGCTCAGAAGCTAAAGTTCAACAAGCCGTTGAACGAGCTTACCATGCCGGACTTATCCCCGATGGCCGCCTTAGCTTTGGCAATCTCAAAAATCTCGTTTTCATTCGCGTCCGCGAATTTCTTCACCGAATCAAAAGAAATCAGATCACTAATGTCAATACGCTCTACCCGCTCATCAACATCCACGTGAAACCCGCCCTCACCACACCCGACGAAGTCAAAATTCGTGCCGTCTTTGGAGTTTCCAAACTCCACGTTCTCCCACGCGCACAATTTTTCTGGCCTCTCTTTCGATACTATCTCGATAATCGAGATCAATCCCCACTCCTCTGGGGTTTCGAAACTATTCTCGGTGGAATGCAACTCCTCCACCTCGATATGGTCATCCCTCGTCTCTATTTCTCCACTTTCGTTGAAATTGATTGGTCTGCCTTCGATCTTCGAAGTTTATTCTCAATCATCCGTCAAGACATTTTTCCTGCCTGGCGCACATATTTCGACTTTTCAAATGGTTATATACCAACTCGATTTTACAGAGAATCGCAAGCCGATTCCTCGCATCTCGAAAACCTTTGGAACTGGACAAATGAAGCTGCTCTCCGCATGCCACATCGCATGATGGACGGCGCCGTCTATGAAAGACTACACCGAGGTATTCCCTCCGGTCTTTTTGAAACACAATTTCTCGATTCATTCTATAACATGCTTATGATACTTACCATCTTACATGCCATGGGATTTGACATCTCTAAAGTCAAAATTCGAGTTCAAGGTGACGATAGCTTACTTATGTTACGATTCTTCATTCCTGCTGACCAGCACGAAGGATTTCGAGCTAAGTTTCAAGCATTGGCGACACACTACTTCGATCATGTAGCCAAACCAGAAAAGACAAAGATTTCAAACACCGCACAAGGTGTCTCTGTCTTAGGTTACACGAACAACAATGGTTATCCTGAACGCGATTATCTCAAGCTACTCGCTCAGCTGTACCATCCACGTAGTCAACGACCTACCCTCCAACTTTTGAAAGCCCGCGTATGCGGCATTCAATGGGCATCCATGTACAACGACAAACGCGTCACTCGCGTCTGCTTCGATTTGTGGAATCGCCTAGAAAAGGACGGTATCCAAGCACTGAACCTGCCACTTCAGCGTGATGTCATTCTTCATTCACAAGAAGGATTCCACATCCCGACCGACCACTTCCCAACTCAACTCGAAGTGACTCAATGGCTCCGATCTCCTTACAAACGTTCCAAGAAAGATAGCGAAGATTACTTTCCTCGCTCCCACTTCTTGAGTTACTTTTGAATCCGAT